ATAGCGCGAGCAACTCTTAAACCATATTCCCAAGAAGCTTTTTCTTCATTGGTAACCACTTGGCTTGGAAAAGAACTATTTGTATTAGTATAAATCATCTATTTTATTATTTGTGATATGTTTCCTTTATTGTCGTATTTAGCAAAAGCAATATTAACGGGTTCGTTAATTTTTTCTGCTTGTGGAACATAACGATGTTTGTTGCAGGCCATTATTGCTAATCCTGAGCTTATTGAAGCATCGTGTTTTGTTCTATTATTTATGTTAAACTTTGCCCAGTCTTCTAATGTACGTTGAAAATACATATCTCCGTATGTTCCACCATCTTGATAACCTACAAAATCTTCTATATAAGATTCAATTGCAGCAGCATGGGCTTGTCTAATGTCTTCACTTGAATTTGGTATTCCACCTATTTCTTTTTCAGTTGTTGATAACTTATTCCAGACTTTATCTGGTCTATTAATTGAATACGCTCTATATCCCCTACGTCTGAAGTGATATAGTAATCTAGGTTTATTATTTTCAGCAAGTATTGGCATACCATAGAATATACATGCCATTAATACATCTTCAAAGAATATTTCTGCTGTTGGTGGTCTTGATATATATTCTAAAAAAAATACATTAGGTGGGCAATCTTCCATGCTAAACTTTGTTAAACCATGAAGGGATCCGTTGGATCCTCTATTATCTACCGTACCTGATATGTCATAACTATCACAACCAAAAGCACCCATATGTTCATTGCCGGGATACTTTCTACCATTTTTTGTAAAAATCTTATTTTGTAATGCAAGTTGAGGTACCCATGAAATATAAAATCTACCTTTTTTATTAGGATGAAATATTACTCTTGTATCTTTGATACCATTTTCCCATTGAAAGTTACCTTGTGTAACTACACTTGTATTTTTTAGATCATCATTATAATCTATTTGCTGATATATTTTTGTTAAATTAAATAATGATTGTTTTGCTTCATCTCTAAATGCGTGTTGCTCAGTTCTTGGAAACTGTCTATAAAATTCATTTAAAGAATCGTGATCTTCTTTTAACCCATCGACTTCGTTCTGCCAGTAGTCAACGACCCCGGTCCAGATCGTTTCGTCGTGTGGCGCTTCAACCGGTGATTTTGGAGTGTCAAATACAGGATAACCATGGACATCCATATAACCCTCATAGTTCCATTCCATCGGAATAAATAAACTATATAAACCAGATCGCGTCTGGCCATTAGCATTTCGTTTATCAACATTAGAATTATCATACAATTTTTTAAAGTTATCACCGCCTTTGTCTAGCGCGTTGGATGTTGATCCCATCATACATTTCCCAATAATTCTACTACCAAGCCTTAATGTTGTTTTGGTTACTCTCCAGTTATTTAATATGTTATTTGGTCTCTCCCATTTACCACTTTCATCGTGTACTAGTAGTTTTAATTTTTCACCATCATAACTATTGTCTCCAGTATTTTTCCAATCAATCGTAGTATCAAGACCATCAATGTCTTCTATTTGTTCGTTTGTATCTAACTTTCTTCTTGTAAACTTAGATGCAGGAACTCTATATGCAAGTTCTGTTTTAGGTCTATCCATACCATCTTGAATAGGTTTAAAGAAAAAAGGATAATTAACAGATATTGGCACGACTTTGTCAGTGAACATCTTTTTAGCATCAGGACCTGTTTTTGATAGTATACCAAATCTTGAATCTGTTGATATGGTTGCCATATTAACACACTCACCAGATGCCATGAACGAAAAGCCAGAACGTCTATTTTTTAAATAGCACATTCCGTAACATCTTGTGTCTGCTTTACAAGCTTCCCAAAAAATATAAAATAATCTATTTGCTTCTCTAAAATCTGGCTGACCAACATCTATTTTACTCCATTGTAGGTACATATAATGTGTACCAGTTATGTATGTAGATTTATTGTTGTTTTTGAACCAGAAACCTTCATCTCTTCTTTTAAATTCGTCATCTATGTAATCAAACCATTTTTCTTTGAATTGTTCAGGGTATTCCTTCCAATCAAATATGGTTTTAATTCTTTGTAGTTCTTTTGGGTAGGATGTTACCTCCCATGTATTAGACTCAAATTTTACTGTATTATCTTCTTTTGGTAATGCAATTTTTAAACCTTGCATTTCATATACCTCCCCTATTTTTCCAGTCTTACTTATAATAACCACATCATGTTCTTGATCATAGCCATATATCCACTTTTTATACCTATTATTTTTTTTTAAAATCTTAGGGCTAATATGGTTTTTTACTACTCTATATAAGGTTTGTTTATACATTATTTAGATCTTCCTTCAGCAAATCCTCTAAAACTTGTTTGTTTTTTAGACTCACTTGGTTTATCATTAAGTATGTTTTCTTCTTCTTCAATTCTAGCTAGAATTTCAAAAGCATCGAAGATAGCTAATTTTTTTGTTGCTGCAGCGTTCTTTAATCTATCAGCCGAAATATCTTCATCTGAATCTACAATTTCTTCTTTAGCAACTTTAATTAACTCATCAACTGCCTTGTGCCCAGCTCGGATTATATTCTTTTTCGTTTCCTTGGTATTCATGCTTAATTACAATATCATTTGATTTCATACAATAGAATCTTTCATTATCAACGATAAATTCAAATTCACTAACAGGGGTAAAGCCTACTAAGTCTTCTTCTTCAACACCCATATCTTTTAAAATATTATTACTATATTTTAATATACCAGTTAATGGTTTTTCTTTATTTTGATTTAACACGTTATTGTCAATAATAGGTTTAACAAAACAATAGTCAAGATGTGTCATCCATTTATCATCGCGTTTATAAAGATATATTTGATATGGATCACAAAAATATAAATCATCTTTAAAATAAGATGAACTATCTTTTTCTTGATCTCTTATATCATAAAATCTTCTAAACACATTAAAATGAACAATCACAATATCACCTGGTTTTATTTTACTTTTAAATGCCAATGGTGTTGATACCACAACTGCCTCCCTACTAACAAACCTATGATTTTCTATCTTAGTATTTATTACAAGGGTTTTATCACCTACTTTCTTTTCGTTATTATACCTTTTATTAACGGGTTTAATAAGAAATTTATATAAGCTATTCATTAATATTCTAGATTATATTCAACAGATATTGCCATGTTAGAATTAAATTTCTTCCAAGGCAACACCTCTTGATTTTTTTTAATATAAATGTTGTAAGAGCTATCTTTTTGATCAAGTATTATATCGCAGATCTCATGTCCACCATATACTGTTTGACCTAAAGAGTAATGCATAGCTTCATTTTTATAATCTGAACCTATACTTATTTTTCTAACAACAGAAGATGTCATTACTTCACTTCTTCTACTGCAGGCTCCTCAACTTTTTCCATAGGTGTAATACTACCATCTTTTAAATCGATGTTTACATCACCATAGGTTTTGTTAAGCTCTTGTTTGAATTCTTCTAATTGCCCCATAACTTTTTCATGGTCTTTGGTTAAGCCATCTTTTCTTACAGCAGCGACACCTATTTGATAAACTATATCATTAGATACCTTTGTGAATCCTTGAACTTTATCAAGTTCTTCTTTTGTTATTTTTGTTACTTCTTTACTCATTTGATTATATTTAAATTATTAATATTTACTATTTATATAGTCACTTGTTTTTAATATTTTTACCTTTTAACCTTGTTTTACCTATAAGTTGATGTTAAGCCGCGGGTGGAGGTGTTGGTGGATTTTGCCATGTAAAATATAAATCTTCATTTACAGGGTTAATTTCTTTGTCAATTTGAGCCTCTAAATTAGCTTTCATTGCGTCAACATCTAAAGCGTCATCTAACCATCCTATAACTACATCCTCAAATGCCTCTGTGTTTTCGTAAGCCACAAATGGATCTCCGTCTACATAAGTAAATCCTTGTGTTCCTATTGTGGTAGCTGTATAATGATTTTCGGTTCCAGGTATTTTTTCACTGGAAGTACCCGTGTATCTATAATGAACGGTGTAGATAACATTATCTTCGCCGAACTGTTCTATGTGGGCATTCATTTGCGGAATATCCCATGTGTATGTTGTTGTTGCCATAATTGTTTGTTTTATATGTTAAGTGCTGGTTCATCCGTATCTTCAGGTTTTAGTGGTTCTACTATAACCTTACCATCAGAATCAGTCCAGTCAGTATCTTTCATGTGTTGATCGTGTCTTTCACCTATAACTAACCAAGAAATTGTTGCTGTTGAGGATGTATTTTTTGATTCAATAGTTAATATGTTTCCTGATACACTACCTTTTACTAAATCCCAGTTGGATTCGTTAGTTGTAAAACATTGTATATTGGTATTTAATACCACAAATGTTCCATCTGTCATCCCAGCTTCAGTATCTATATTTACCGTTGCTTTACCATCTACTAAATCTATTTTTCCACGATATATATTATCTGCTTGAGGTCCTTCAACAAATGAGTGTACTAATTGATGTGTATCTTTTTTAGCTTCTAATGGGTGATCAATTCTAAATGAACCACTTGCTTTTGATACTGCTCCAGTAAACGCGGCACTTCCACTTGAATTAATTTGAAACTGCTTGACTCTAGTTCCTGCGGTAGTAGGTGTGGTCCAAAACGCATGCGCTCCACTTCCTACGTTTTCTGTAACGTATTTAATGTTATTACCACTCATTTGTATAAATCCTTTTCTAGTAAAAGATCCACCACTTCCTTCCCCCATTTCTATATATGGAGATGATCCACTTGT